TCACCATTGATGGTGATACTTTCTGTTAAAAATTCTTGAAAACTTTTCATTGATTAGCACTTCCAACGACGACGGGCTTTGCAGATTGCTTTATCGGGATCTTTTGAGCAATCGATGTTATGCATGTCTTGCTGCCCCTTAGAGCGGGAGCAGAAGGACTTTCTGCGCTTGGCATCCTTACTGCCTGGTTTTGGATCACCAGTTACAGCAGTCTTAAGTTTGGAACCTGGGTTCTCACGCTTGTAAGCATTAACTGCTTTCTGACTCATACCATGAGTCTTATCTTTTTTATTGACTGCTTGCCAATCCTCACCAAGTTCTTCTCTCCAATCTGAAAACTCTTCCTTTCTTACTTTTGTCTTGCTAGGTCCTTTAAACGCTTGTGTTCCAGTAAACTTTTTGCCATCAGGAGTTGGAACAAATTCTCCATACTCTCCCTTGTGCTTATCATTATGTTCTACATCACCATCAACGTCAGTATCAATTCTTTTTACTGCTTTTGCAACTACCTTTTTGATATCACCAGTAGGAACTTCAATGTCCCCATGAACATTTTTTGATTCGCCAACTGGAACGCAATTGGGAACTACTTTCTTACCCTTCTTCTTCATTCCCTTTTGAGTATAACCAACCCAACACTTCTCATCAATGGGTTGTCCACCTTGAATTGGATCAGGTTCAATAAGATTTACTGTTTCAATTTCAAGTGCTTTAAAGTCATCTCTCCAGTTTGAGAAGTCATAACTCTCAGACTTATTGCCCCAGTTAGCAGCACCGACCTTACGACACTTTACAAGTGCTCCAGAAGCATATGCACTTGGCCAAACAGAGTAACGAGACTTGACTTTATTGTAGCAAGCGTCTTTCTTGCCACTACCCTTACCTGGTTTATCCTTTGCTTCTGTTACTTCTACTTCTTCTTTTTTCATCTTTCTAGCATCATCTTTTGCGAAAATTTTTGCTTGTAATTTTTTATAGTTATCATATTTTCTAACAATATCAGAATGTCTTTTCTTTTGATCATCCGTTCTTGTATCCTTTCTTTTAATAGAAACTATGTTAGGTTTCTCTTTTTTATAATGAGAAGCAGGAATATTTCCATCCTTATCACGTTTAACGTCTGAGGTTGCACCTCTATAAGAAACTTTCTTATTACTAGTCTGACCCTGACGAATTGAAGATCCCTCAATAATTTCTACTTCTTCTTTTTTCATTTTCTTTTTAGGGTCTGTAGAGACATATGTTGGTTTTGCGGCACCAGACTTTTGTTGTTGACCAGGATCCGCTTTCTTTTTTCTTCTTTGAGCAGAAAGTCTCTCTGCCTTACTCATACTTGCTCTTTTTGAAGAAGAGACACACTTGGGAGTTCCTTCACCAGGTTCGTCACTTGCACAGGTTCCACCCGTCACAACATTGACCCATCCTTTCTTACCATCTTTTGATTTGGACTTTCCGAACCAATCGCGGAGTCCCTCCTCATTTACCATTTTTTAAGAAGATTACTCTTTATTATTTAGAAAACCTTGTTTGAGTAGTTTTTGTAACTCAGTGGTTGATCCAACAAATACAGCATTATTGGTAACATTATTGTTAGTAGTTTTTACAGATTCATCCTCAACTTCTTTGAGTTTTTTCTGCAAGTCAATCAATTTATCTGTTGTATCCGCAACACTTTTAATCAATTGTCCGGCAACTTCATATGCTCTTGGACTTCCACCCTCACCAGCAAGTTCCATGATTCCATTAATTGCCTCTTGCCCCTTTTCAATTAAAGAATAAAGATTGGCACGGGTATACTCATAGTCCTTTTCAATATCAGGACCTTTCGGTTTTATATTTTGAATTTCAGATGAAACTTTTTCCGCTTTTACAATGCTACTTTCCACATTGAGTGCCTCATCGATAGAATCATAATTATCAGACATAATTTATCAAATATCCTGTTGTTGTGTTGGACTATATGATTTGGAATCAGTAAACATTTCCCAAGACTCACTGAAACCAAAATCATCATCTGGACCAGCGCTGACAGGATTTGGTGTAACAGTATATCTCATTTCACGTTTTGCTGTTGAAGTATCTGAACCAGCATAAACGTCTGCCTGAACTTTACGAATAAGACCATCCGTAGTTTCTGCGATAGGACCGAACAGATAAGTCTTTGCAGTAAATCTTAAGGTATATATTAAAGCTCTTCTGACTGTGAAGTCTCCTTCATAGTCATCTTGCATATCAATACTGTCTAGAACAACAGGAACATCCTTCTTTTCTCCAATAGAATCAACTAAGTCTAATGTAAGATTGAATGATGGTTGAAAAAATGGCAATATCTGCTCAACGATTTGGAGAGCATCATCACTTAACTTTGTGTATATTGCTAACTCAAATCCAATATTATATGGGACTGGCATATAGACTTTTTTAATATTACCAGAGGTGTCAGAAGCTTTGAATGTTTGTGTTACTCCCGCTTTTCTTGAAGGATCATATTGTATAGATGTCATTTCAAATGACATTCTTGGAAGAGTGATAGCAATTCCTTTTTTTAACTCTGCCTGTTGTTCTATTTTTGCTAAGAACTTTTGCATCGGACCATAAGATAGTCCAACCTTAGTCTCATCAACTACGTTATTATTTTTATCTTCGTGTCTGATGTAAATATTATTAAAAAGAGTTCCGAAACTAACAATAGTTTTTCTTATGATTTCGTGATAAAAATAAGTTCCTAACATTAATATTCTCCAAATGGATTGCTTTCCGTAAAGTCTAATATTGAATCTGCTTCTGTTTCTATTTCATCATTGAAATCATAAGTTTCGCGTCCATTTTCATAATTATCATTATCATAGGATTTAAGTATATAGGTTGCGGTTGATGCTGCTCCAGTTATAACTTCTCCTGGAGAGAATTGTCCATCATTTACTCCAACATGAAGTTCTATTGGAGGATTTACAATATCCAAATCTGGTCTATATGTTATAGACTTTATTCTTGCGGTTGTTCCTGACAGAGAACCAGTTACAATTTCAGAAATCTGATACGTCCCAATTCCTGTTGTAGATACACCAGATATTGTGACAGTTGGATTTTCTGTGTATCCATAACCAGCATTTGTTATTTGTAAAGAGGAAATGGTGCCAGTATTTGATATCGACGCTTCTGCCGTTGCTGTTTGTCCAACAGAAGGTCCATTTATGGTAACAGTTGGCACTATGAAATAACCACTTCCAGGATTGGAGACTGTAAGAGTTTGAACTCCATTATCAACAATAACTGCTGTTGCAGCAGCACCAGTTCCTCCACCACCTGTTATTGTAACTGTTGGTGGACTTGTAGATGTATATCCAGAACCTGCATTGGTTATTCTTATTTCTTTTACAGACTTAATACCACCGACAGATGTTGTTATTGCAACTGCTGTGGCAGTTGTTCCACTTGTTGGAGCAGAAATAGCAACTGTTGGTGTTGTACTATAGTCATATCCATCATCAGACAATACAATCCTTCCAACCATTCCAGCACCACCCATTGATGCGGTTGCGGTAGCATTAATAGTGTTTGGAATTAATGTTAAAGTCGTTATGTAACCCTCATTCACTACTTTATTATCAATCTCATCTATGGATGTATCAATATCTTCATTTTCATACTCAAATAGTTCACACTGCAATTCATAGACATAAGTTTTACCTAACTGATAAAATGGTTTTTCCGATTCAACTCTTTTAATTTCAAATAATCTTTCTCCTAAGGGGAAATATATTAAATCCCCCTCTTTAGGTCTTGACACCAACTTCAAATCATACTCTGTAATATTGCCTTCATTAATTCCAAATTGAATTCCTTGTAAAAATGGTGTTATAAATTCCTGAAATCTTTCTTGAGAAATTACTAGATTTATTTCATTTTTCAATCTCAATCCAAATTTAGTCATTATATCTGATCCAGGAGCATATCCCTCATAGTTGTCTAGATATGCTTCAATAATAAAATTATCATCAAACTTAGAAGAGGTAACCTCTCTCAAAATATCATCGGTCTTCAAAAATTTTCTAGGAAGATAATATACATCAATCCCGTAAATTTTTAACTGCTCATTAATAAGGTCTTGTATTAAAAATTGTTCTCCAGCAGAACCTTGTAGAAAGAAAGGATTGAGTGCCATAATTATCCAATAAAATCTAATGGTGGTAATTCATATTCCATGGT